GAGAGGCCCGTGCCGATCGTGAAGGTCTTGTTGCCGTTGCTGACAGTGTTGCTCGTCGTCGAGGTCGTCAGGTATCGGTCGCCGGAGATGACCACATCCCAAGCCGCGTTCTTCCGGGCGTACTGCGATCCGTTCGACGGGGCGTCATTGACTACGGCAAGAGAGCCTAGGCCAGAAATGTCGGTATTGTCGAGGGTCACCACGCCGGTCTTTCCTGCGACCGAGGTAACAGGAGCGGAGGTCAGGTAACCCTGAGCCTTGACGAAGGCCGTGGTGGCGATGCTGGTACTGTTGTCCGAGGTAGCCGGGGTCGGGGCGCTAGGGTTGCCAGTCAGCGCTGCGTTGTCGAACAAGATTTCAGCTCCAGGGTAAGCCACCGTCTGCTTGGATATTCCACCATGCCAAAACGTAATGCCGTCCCCTTGGATCGTCATAGTCTTTGCAGTTGAGCCTGAGCCACCACACAGGCTGATTTGGCTCCAACTCACGGTTGTATACCGATCAGCACCCAATGAGAAATTGTTTAAATACAGGCCACCGATTCCATTGGTATTAAAAATGGCGCCCGTCATGTAGCCTCCAGCCAGAGGAAGGTAGGTCGATAGGTCTACTGATAGGACGCCAGAGGCAACGGCCAGCGGGGCAGAGACGCTGTTGATGTAATCAGCGGGAAGGGTCGCCCAGCCAGTGTCGTAGGAGGTCGAGGATAATTTCTGGAGCACCTGCCCGGTACTACCGCCAGCCGCCACGCCTTGACCAGGAGCGCCTTGGGGGCCAGCGGGGCCAGCGGGGCCAGCGGGCCCAGGGACGCCGACGCTACCCGACAGCGTACCAGTAATCGTGCCAGTGACCGTGCCGGTGACTGTGGACTGGTCAGCCGCAAAGGTGCCAGAGATGGTCCCGAAGGTCGAGGCCGTCGAAGTGATGATCGCGTCGGGCATGGTCTTAGACCGTGACGGAGTCGATGACGTTGACGCGGAAGATTTCGGTGCGGCTCACCGTTGAGCCAGGGAAGACGAACTTGATGTCCCAACGGGCTAGGCCCAGCGCCCAAGAGGCAGTCGAGCCAGTGTAGGCCACCGTGAAGGACAGGCCATCGCCGGCAACCGTGACCGTCATAGCGTACTCATTGAAGTCGCGGTCCTCGAGGGTCGAGGTGATGGTCGTGGCAAGGAGGTTGGCAGGACCAGTCGCCCCGGGCGTCCACGTGAAAGTGCAGGCGAAAGAGTTGCCTTGCGACAGGCTTACTTGATTGGTGCAGCTCATCGGGTCTTATCGTTGCGGGAGTTGGAAGGGGGAGGGGGGGTCAGGTGATATTTTCAAACCATTCAACGGTGAGGACCGGCTTAGTGCCACCAGTGCCAGCGGCAGCTCCAACAACGAAATGACCAGCAACGATTGCAAAGGAACTGGTGCTTGTCGTCACATTCCTGCCAACCAAATCGACTGGGTATGGGTCGTTAAAATCTACAAGTCGTAGAAAGTCGTTCACTGGTGGAGTGTTTTGATAAAAGAGCATTTCCTGCCCGCCTGATGTGTGTTTTTTCCTTAAAAGACCGTTGCCCTCAATTGTTTTAAGGTATCCAGGGCCAGCGCCGACCTCTTCGTTGTGAATTCCAAATATATTAGTACTTGGTGTCGCATCATTGTTTGAAAGGAAAGATCGGCAAGCCCGCCAGGTCCCAGGGTGAGAGTACTGTCCGATGATGTAGCCCATTAGATGCGGGCGTAATAGTAGACAGCCGTGGTCGTTCCCAGCTTGAGTCGGTCGGCCCACAGCGAGCCGGTGATGTTCTGGCTGACCGTGAAGGTCGTCGGTGCGCTAGTGCTGTCGACGGTGATGGTGCCTATGATTACAAAGGCCTGCGTATCGGTATCGGTAGGTATCGGGTCGTTGCCGCCAATCACTTGAGGGTATCGAACACTTGTCACATCTGAGGACGGGTAGTCGTTAGTCGACGCGTCAGGTCCAGTCCGCAAAACAATATAAGACGTCTTGGTGGTCGCATCGTAATTAGTAGAAACTAGTTCACCTGTTGGCGGGTTGGCCACGCCAGCGGTGACCCGGTCTAGTAAAACCGTTGTCGAGGAAATGTAATCATCGAGGGTCGGGACGATATTGTTAATCGTGCCGGACTCGACCTGATATGTAATCGTAGAAACACCAGCGGAAATTTTGATGCCTACGTTGATGAGCCTGAAAGGATGCGTGTATTCACCAGGCAAGACAGTCCACGGAGCCCAAGACTGCTCGATGCTCAGGTTGTGGCCTGCAGCCGATGACGTGAAGTTATAGCCTGCTCCTGGATTGATTTGCATATTATTCGCCGTTCTTGTAAACGCCGGCTGGATAGCCGTTCGGATTGTAGCGGATCTCGTATGAGCACTTGAAGACGCTGCCGTAGTCCTCGAAGTTGACCTGCGAAAGGAGCATGCAGTCGAGCGCGCCTTTAAGGAACGTGGTCCCGATGTAGTCGGGCAGCACCTTGACGGTCGAGCAGAAGTTATTGCTACCAGAGGTCGTCCCTACCGCGGCGCGGAAAGCGGCGGTCTTGGTGGTTTGGGATGACTTGAAATACAGCACCCCAGAGAAAGAGGTAACCTGGGCGAGGTAGCTTGTCTTTCCGTAGTAGTGCGGATGATCGGGGTCGACGAAGCCGATGAAGCGACCGCCTTCACCAGTCTCAAAGCAAGCCCCGTGATACCCTTCCGAGGAAGGCACTGGTACAGGTTTTCCGGTCGTCACATTTAGCAACGTAACAGGAGGGCCAAGCGTAGAATCATCGTAAGCGCCGCCAAAGTCTGAAGGCAGTCCGGCAATGGGGGAGGATGCCAGAGAAAAACCAGAAGCGGCCACAAAGAAGTTCGGGTGGCTTGTGATGGGCTCCGAGGTCAGGCCCATGGACCCGGTGACGTTAGGGTTGGTCCAATTCAATGCCGCTTCACCTGTTCCGTTTTTGATACCGATGTATTCGGCGGTGATGGTAGCAATACCAAGCTGATCGTAGACGACCTCAATCTTGTGGACCGCCATGAAGTTAAACTCTGTGATGGGATGCGCGGCTCCGCGGGCAAAGGCGGTAAGCCCGCTGATGGCCTCGGTGCGGTTCATCTTAAAGACGCAACGGCCCGTAAAGAGTCCGTATCCGTCGGTTGCCACGTTCCAGCCAGGCTGGAGCATCGCGGCGGTGAGGGCGTTGCCCTGGTCAATGCGTGCCATAAATTATTTTCCGCTTAGGAGTTTAGCGCGCGAGGGTGCGGCGGTGGACTTGTCTCCCTTGGAGAAGTCAACGGCGGCCACGGACTCCTTGGTTGCGATCATCTGGAGCAGTTCGGTGTGGCGCTTCAGCTCGTCGATTTGCATCTGGGCCATCTCAATGGCGATGTTTGAGCCAACGCCGATCACGTTGCCGTAACCAGTGATTTCACCGGGCTTGTTTTTGCCTGCGAAAGCCTTGAGGTCGGCTAGGTCTTTGGCGGCAGCGCTGGCTTTGGCCTTGGCTGCTACTGGGTCAGGCTGATACGGGGTTCGCTCAATAGCACGACGCTCGAGAATGTCCTGTATCTCAGGGTCTTTTGCGTAATCGCTTAATTTAGCGTTCATTAAGAATGTTTTCCCGGCTCGTCGTACAAAGTCAAATATGCCAGTCGACTCTTTCATGTATTGAAATCGAGCCCTTTCATTCTCTGAAATGGTAAAAAATCCAGCGCCTTCTCCGCCCTGTTCTCTGGCAACTGTTTCGGCTGCAAGTTTGGCTTGGGCTCGATCTAGCACATCCTGCCTGCGCCCAGAAAGTTCTCGGGCCGATGCGACTGTGCCAGGTCGTAGATACTTGGACTCGCCCCTCTCGGCAAATGCCATTGCGTCTTTAGCATCTTGAGCTGCCTTGGCGATAGCTCCAGAGATGAAAGAGATTGTCGAATTAAGGAGCACTAGCGGGGCGACGAAGGCGAAGGCAATGTCCTTGAAGGCCATGCTGAACTTCTTGCCGATGTCGTCGACCTGCTTGCCGAAGCCGACCGTGGCGGCCTTGGCCTTGTCCATCGCCTGCGGGACGTCGGAGGTGGTCTTGATGTTGACTGTCAGGTCTTGGGCCATGTCGTCAGGGTGTTTCCTTTGCAGGATTGGAAGCGGCGGCGGCGGCGTCCTTGGCTTCTTCCTCGGCCATGAAGGCTTCCTCTTCGGGCGACATGATCGCCACGTCCGCACCCTTGGAGATAGCCAGGGCGGAGTTCAGCCAGATGGCTTGGCACTCCGGCATCTCCCATGCGCGCTTCTCGTCGATGCCCGATGCGATAAGGTTGGCCACAATCGATAGCGGCCACGGGACGCCTTTGTTTCCTCCGCCTGCTTTCTTGGTCTGCTCCCAGAATTTAGGCCAGTCTTGGACTAGGATGTAGCCGGCAAAGGCTTCGAGCATGGCCTGAAACTTGGCAGGCTTTCGGGCAAGGGATAGCATCCGCAGCTGATCGCGCCAACCGATGTCGCCCAGAGGTTCTTCAGCGCACACTTGGCAGGCGAAGATAAGGTCGGCAGGGGTGATGCCGCGAGAGCCCGTGACCAGGGGCGAGTCAAATGCCATCAGGCGCACGCGGTACTTCAGACACCAAGGGTACATAGAACGACCCAGCAGCCGAAAAGGTGCCGGGTCGATAAAGGCCGCAAGGAAACGTTTGTCCATGCCGCCTAGTGTAGCCCACTTAGGGCTAAGTCAATTAGGCAGGCGTGATGCCTTCGTAGTCGATAGCCGTCACGGTGACCGCGGTGAAGCCCTTGTTAGAGCCCTTCTCGTCAATCTTGGTGACCGTGCCAGTGAACGAAACAGACGCCGAGCCAGCCGGGTAGGCGGTCTGGGCGTTAAGCGTGAAGCTCAGAGCCACGCCGAGGACCGGCATCGTGGAGGTCTTGCAGATACCTTCGATGGTAATCTCGGACTTACGATCGTCGAGGCGGTGGGTCTTGGTCAGGCCCGCTTCGTCGACCACCGTGGCCTCGGCGTTGAACGAGGAGGAGAGCGTGTAGCTCTGGACGAAGAGGTTGGTGACGGTACCTGCGACACCGTAGAGACAAGTGACTCCGTTAGAGATAGCGGCCATTTGAATATGCTCGGTTTGGTAACCTTACGCGGGGAAGACGGTAAGGATGTCGAAGGTGAACGAGGTCGCCCAGGAGCGCTCGTCGATGCCCTCGTCTTCGGACTGCATGGTGACGTCGTAGCAGGACGCGTCGCCAGTGGCCGTGAAGGCCGCCTTGATGGAGGTCAGGTCACGCATATTGCCGGACAGGGCGGCGCAGCGGGCGCGGTGATCGGCGAGGGTCGTGTCGTCGGCGTTCGAGAACAGGGTGATGCGGACGGAGCAGGAGAAGTTGCCTTCGCCTTCGGGGAGGTCGGATGGTGCCCGAGCGGACTCGCAGAGCACCACGGCCTTCGGCAGGGTCTGGGTCGCGGCGTTGTCCCCGGTCAGGAACGTGACGGTGGTCAGCCCGGTCTGGGTCGAGAGGTAAGTCGCGACGGTGGCCTCGACAATGTGACGGATGGATTTGGTGCCCATGGTTATGATTTGTTGTTAAACTTGTTGATGTCGAGCTGGAGCAAGTGGCGGATGCGTCCGGGCATTTGCTTGACGCGGTTGCCGTAGACTAGACCGAGGACGCCAGCCTGATCGGCGATGCCGTTGATGTTGCCTTTGCTGTTGGTGATTGTGACTTCGGCAACCTTGTCGGTAAAGGCAAACATACTGCTGCCTTTAGTTGTGTTATGTTTAACAATCCAAGCAGCGTTAAGAAGATCTACACCAAAGTTTTTTGGAATGCCGTTAATAACGGGCTTAGGCAGCCCACGAAGTGCCGATGCCCAGCCCGACTTGATGGCGCCGACGCGTTCTTGGCGTTTTGCAACGTAGGCTTCAATGTCAGCCTTATTTTCGGCAACGTATTTAAACATCCAATTAATACCGCTTACGTTGCGGCCCTGCTGCCAGAGACGCCCGCCAGTGCGGTTGTAGACTGGTTTGAACGCGGCGTTGATGGCGCCGACGTCTTGCAAGTAACTTTGACTTGTGGCCTCGTTTGAGACCTTGGTGCCAATCTTGTTGAAGTAGTTGCGCAGTTTTTTAAAGCCCCAGACAGTACCAAAGCCATTGTATCGGTCTGACAGTATTTTAGCCAGGAACGGATTGCCGTTAAGGATGCTTGAGCCCTTTGCAGCCACCTTCCAGAATAGGGCTGGATTATCGTTAAGGGAAAGTGAGCCGAGGCGCTTGATTAGCCGGGCTTGCTGAGTTTTCTTGGTTCCGCCAGTCAGTGATGTAACAACCTTCCCGACATCTCGGTCAATGGCCTGCTCGCCCGCCTTCTGGGCACCAGCATCTAAACCCTTGCCCCCTCCCTTGGCCAAGGGGGGAGTGAACGCGGCCGCATCGCGGCAAGCCAAGGCGGCCTGCTCTAGCGTGGCGTCCTTCAGGGTCTGCTTAGACCTAGTCGCGTACTTCTGGATGGCGGCAAGAAAGTCAGCCTGAGACTTTGGCTCAATTGTAATCCTGACCACGGCTTTACTGGTTATCGTCGATGACGACGAGCGTGATCCATGCCGACCCGGGCTTGTAGGTCTGGGTCGTGATGCGGACGGTCTTCCCGCCGGCGACAATCTTCTTCCCCTGGCCTAGGCTGGCGATAGGGACACCTGCCGACAGTAGGGCCGCCGATGAGCCATTAGACCCGTCTGGGAGCGTCCAGGAGGCCGTTACAGCGGGCATCCTGACCGAGTACTGGGTCCGCTCCATATACCCCCCTGCTTCGAGGACAGTCATCACGGCGGGGTCGGAGATAAGGCACTGGAAGGTGATGGCCCCAGAGTTAGCGGTTCCGGCTACGCCGAAGTCCGCGATCATCTCTTTAGCGTCAGCGAGAAAGTCAGCGTAGAGGCTCATCCTATCAATGCCCCGTTTGGGAACTAGGCACAAAAAAAGGGCCCCTTTCGGAGCCCTTTAAGTTCGTTGCCTTGGCCGCTATTAGGCGGTCTTGAGGCGGACGAGGGAGGTGGCGCGACCGACAGCGGCACCGAACATCAGGGTGGCCGTGACGTTCAGGAAGCCGGACTGCTCCATACCGACGAGCACCTGCACACCGAGACCCGTGCCAGCGTCCGTGGCGTTCGAAACTTCGAAGCCAGGGATGCCTTCAGAGTCAGGCAGAGCGGAGGCGAAGGCGATGGCGTCAGGACCAGCGACCCAGCCGGCGAGGTTTTCGCTGTTGGCCGAGAGGTTGGCGAACTGGTAGATGCGGGCACCGGCGATGACACCGAGGTCGCCGTCGCGGATGATGTTCGCGCCGAGGACGTTGTTGCCAACGATCGTGGTGTCCTTACGGAGGTCGCTAATGTAGGTGCTGTTGAGCACGGCGTAGCGAGGGCTCGGGGCCTTGGCGTCGTCGAGGGTCTTCTGCACTCCCACGAGTTCGTCGTAGGAGAGGTCACCGCCGGAGGTCGAGGAGACGCTGTAGTTAGCGTTAGTGACCTGAGTGTTGATGACGTCCATGACCTTCTGGGCGAGACCGATAGAGGCGGTCTGGACGAAGTTGTTGACGAAGAAGTCAGCGCCGTAGTCCTTCAGGTTAGAAGGGGTGAAGCGGCTGGAAATCTTGTACTGGGTCAGGGAGACGGTCGCGGCGGTGATCGTCGCGTCGTCCTGGGTGAGGTAGCCGCCAGAACCGAAGGCGGTAGCGGACGAGGTTCCGATGAGGGGAACCTGGATGCTCATGCCGGTGGAGCCGGGACGAGCCGAGAAGACGGACGAGATACCCGAGAGGACGGGCAGCTTGTTGACGAGAGCGGAGAGGACGCCAGCCGACAGTACTGACGGGGCGGCAGAGATGGAGTTAGCCATGATGTGTGATGAGTGTGATTAGGGGAAATTAGAAAGAGGCCTTGATGATCGCGGAGCGATGGGCCTCGAAGTAGGCGTTGCGTTCCTTGGACCCGACAGGCAGGGCCATGAAAGCGACGTAGTGGTTGACGGCCTCGGCAGGAGCACCGTCGCCCTGGGGAAGGGCAACCGGGGTGACGCCGACAGACGCGGCAATCTTGGCGGCCTCTTTGGAGGCGCTGACCTTGACGGCTTCAGCTTCGAGCGCGGCGGCCTTGAGGGCGGCGGCTTCGGCTTCGATGCTCTTGACGACTTCGGTGAGGCTGGCGATGGAGGCGTCCTTGACGGAGGCTTCGACCTTCAGGCTTTCGAGTTCCGCGGCGGCGCCGACGGTGAGCTTCTCGACGGTGGCACGGAGGTCATCGCGTTCGGCGGTGAGGCCCGAGAGGGCAGCCGAGGCTTCGAGCAGTTGTTCTTCGATGGTCATCTTGAGTTTGCGGGAGTTGGAAACTTAGAAGGACCGCAGGGCTTCGGAGAAGGAGTCAGCCAGCCCGGTAACCAGTCCCTGGGCGGCGGCCTGCTTGCCCGAGAAGGTCTGGCCTTCCATGGCTTCGGCCTTCACCATCTTGCGCTTCATCAGCACGGCGGCCTTAAACTCGGAGTGAATCTCGTCCACGCTCTCTTGGAGGTTCGCCATCTGGCCTTCGTCGAGGGTCGTGCCTTCGATCCCAGCGCCCTTGTACTTGCCGGACTTAATGACGACCATCTTGATTCCTGCCATCTTAGCGGCTTCGGAATAGTCAGGGACAGCGAGGTACACACCGATACTCCCGACGGTCGCCGACTTTGAGGAGAGCACCCGATCAGCAGCCGAGGAAATCCAGTAGGCAGCGGACGCCATCTCGGTGTCAGTGTAAGCCATCGTCGGCTTCTCAAGGTTGCGGACTTTGTTGGCGAGTTCCTCGATGCCGGTGACCGTGCCACCAGGGGAGGAGACTTGCAGGGCGATACGCGTCACGTCTGGGTTCATGGCGAACGCGTCGATAGCAGCCGACAGGTCGTCGACATCCACGGCGCCTACCATCTTCTCGACAGGGCTTAGACCCTTACCCAGCACACCGTAAACAGGCACGACGCCGACACCGTCAGCGGTCACGTAGGGCTTAGGAGCGATGCCGAAGAGCTGTGCCAGCATATCGGTGAAGCCGAACTTCTCAGCCAGGACAGCGTGGTCCTTGGCCTTGGCCGGGTCGATGAGGAGGGGCTCGCGGCCCGATAGGCCATTGGTGAGGAAACGCATGGGTTTAGGAATTGGGT